CATCTGACGCAACAAAAGCTTGGGTATCAGCAGTCCCTAAAAAAAATGCTGACGGGAATGTAATCGAATGGTCCGTACAATATAAGTACACTAAGACTACTCACCCACACACCTTCAGTGGTTCTATTAAAATAGACACACCATCAAAAGCACCTAGTGGTTACACTAAGGCTGAGATACTTGGACTATTTGACGTAGCTCATTGGGATGATATGTACAATAAAAAGTATACTGTATGGACTGCTGACGCTGTAGTTGAGACTGTTGACAATAGTTTTGATGTTACATCTTTAAGCGATAGCTAAACCCTAAGGATAAACTATGGCTCTTGGCTTTTCCTCTTTTGCTGATTTAACTTTTGGCGCTGCTGGCGATACCGAAAGCTATGTAGTTCTTACTGGCAACGGTTTAACCGCAGCGATTGGTAATGTAACACTAGAGGGCTTTGTTGATGTAGTTGCAGGTGGTAATCAAGTTACTTCTGCAAGTGGCTCAGCAACAATAACTGCCGGAGCAGTTCTTACTCTTACGGGTAGTTCCATAACCGCAGCAATTGGTGATGTAGTTGTTACAGCTGACGCTAATTTTGCTGTTACTGGAAGTGGTGTAACTTTATCTTCTGGTACCGCAGTTGCAAAAGCGAATGCTGATGTTGCAGTAACTGGTAGTTTAATGGGCACAGTTGGCTCAGGTTCAGTTACTATTGTAGCAAAAGCTAAAGTAGTACCAACAGGTTCTGGCATGACTATAACTACTACAAGTGCCGGAGTTATTACTTGGAATGACATTATTCCAGGGGCAACTAACACATGGACAGAAATAGCAGCATAGGGTATAATTAATTATGGCATCATCATTCTCAACATCACTAAAACTAGAAAAAATGGTAACTGGTGAAAAAGCCGGTTTATGGGGTACAGTTACTAATACTAATTTAGATCTAATCCAAGAAGCAGTAGGCGGTTATATTTCAATAGCGGTTACTAATGCTGATATAGTTACTACTATAGCAGACGGTGCTTCTTCTAATGGTCGTAATTTTGTAATCAAACTTACTGGTACTTTAGCCGCTAACAGAAATGTAACGGTTCCAGATTCAATAGAAAAAGCTTATATAGTTATTGATGCCACCGATAGATCTTCGAGTCATTTTACATTAACTTTTAAGACAGCATCGGGCAGCGGGGTTACTTTACCGGTTGGTTCTACTTCTGTATTATATTCTGACGGCACTAACATTGTTAAGGCGTTGGTAGAAAAAGGTTATAAAACTACTACCACAGCGTACACTGCTGTAAACGGTGATCAAATATTTGTAGATACTTCTTCTACCGCAGTAACTATTACTTTACCGGCAAGTCCGGCAGTTGGTAATGAAGTACATTTTATAGATTCTAAACTTAGTTTTAATTCTAATAATTTAATTATTAATCGTAATAGTGAACCTATTAATGGTGCTGCTTCTAACTTAACGGTAAGTGAAAATGGTGAGTCTTTTACATTGGTTTACGCAAATTCCACTAAAGGTTGGATTTTTAAAACCAAGAAAGATTAAGGCATTATAAATGGCTCTTCTTGATTTCCAAATTTTACCAGGCATAGATAAACAAAACACTACTAAAGGTGCTGAGAATCGTTGGATCGATAGTGATAACGTGCGCTTTAGATATGGTCTGCCAGAAAAAGTTGGTGGTTGGTCATCGCTAGTAAATGAAAGCATTGTAGGTGTAGTTAGAAACCAACATTCTTTTGTAGATACTGATGGTAATAAATACATTGCTTTAGGTACTGATAAATTTTTATTATTATATTTTGAAGGACAATTATATGACATTAGTCCTTATGACAGCACCCGTCAACAAACTAGCGCTACACTAGCAACAGTAAATACGTCAACCGCAATAACTATTACTACTGGTTCAGCACATGGTGCTGCAGTTGGTGATATTATAGAACTAGATTCAGTAACACTACCAAGTGGCACTGGTCTTGATAATGCTAATTTTGAAAATAAAAAGTTTATGATAAACACTGTACCTAGTACTACTACGTTTACCATTACTTCTTCGGCTGCAGCAACAGCAACTATCTCAACCGGTGGTTCGACTACGGTTGAATTTTATTTTGTAGTTGGCCCACAAATACAAACTTATGGTTATGGTTGGGGTGTGTCTACTTGGGATGGATCAGTTTCTTCTGCAGCGACTACAACCTTAGATGGTTTATTAGCAGACAATGCTAATGGTACTGGTGGTTCAGGAACTAGTGTAGTTTTAACTAGCGGCACCGGTTTTCCTTCTGCAGGTACAATCTTAGTTGGTGGTACCGAACTTATAACTTTTACTGGTAAATCTACCAATACTTTAACCGGTTGTGTACGTGGTGCATTAGGCTCGACGCGATCAGCACATAACGATAATACAGCAGTTACTAATGCTACTGATTTTACTGCTTGGGGTACAGCAGTCCCTGCAAACCAAGTAGACTTAGAACCAGGTAAATGGTCTTTAGATAATTTTGGTCAAGTGTTAGTTGCTACGGTAAAAAATGGTAAAACCTTTACTTGGAATGCTGGAGCCACGACACCTTTAACAGTAAGAGCGTCGCTAGCAACTAGTGGTTTTGAAACTAACAACAATCCTACTGCATCGAGGATAACGCTTATCTCACCAACAACACGTCACTTAATTCATTTAGGTACGGAAACAACTATTGGTACAGCAAGTAGTCAAGATGAAATGTTTATACGTTTTTCTGGTAGTGAAGATATAAATACCTATGTTCCTACTTCTACTAATACTGCCGGTACGTTACGTATCCAAGATGGTACTAAAATTGTAGGTGCTTTAAAAACTAAAGAAGCTATTTTAATTTGGACCGATAATGCTTTGTATTCTATGAAGTTTGTTGGTGCGCCTTTTATCTTTGGTATTGAGCAAGTTGGTACTAACTGTGGTTTAGTTGGTAGCACTGCAGCTGTCGAGGTCGATGGGGTTGCTTATTGGATGAGTGCTAAAGGGTTTTTACTTTATGATGGTACTGTTAAAACTTTACCTTGTTCAGTTGAAGATGAGGTCTATGATAATATTGACACTACTAAGGGCCAACAAATAACTGCTGGTTTAAACAATCTATATTCTGAAATAACTTGGTTTTATCCGGCTAACAGTGACTTTAACAATAAATCGGTAACTTATAATTATGCGGAATCAGCACAAGTACCTGGTGGTATTTGGTTTTTATCAAATGAAGCTAGGACTTCATGGATGGATGCTAATGTTTATACTAAACCACATGCAACTAAATTTGACAATACTTTAACTGGAACGTTTCCGGTATTGTTAGGTGAAGAAGGTTTAGGTAAAACACAATATTTTCAACACGAGGTAGGTACTGATCAGACTAATGAAGATGGCACAGTAACAATAGTACCTTCTTATATACAATCTTATGATTTTGATTTACAAGGACAAGGTGGTTCAGGTGGTGATGTTTTTGTATCGGTAAGTAGATTTATACCAGATTTTAAAAATTTGGTAGGCACGGCTGATGTAAACCTAGCTTTAAAAAGATACCCTGCAGAAACAGAAACAACATCTAGTTATAGTCCTTTTACAATTAGTGCAACTACTGATAAAATAAATACTCGAGCCCGTGGTCGTTATGTAAATATAAAAATTGAAAACAATGACATTGCACAAAGTTGGCGTTATGGAACGTTATCTTTAGATGTTAAACCGGACGGAGCTAGATAATGAGTAAGATAATAGTTAGAGTTCCTGAACCAAAAGAACAATATGAAATTACTACGCAAAGACAAATTAATAGAGCATTGACTGGTATTGTAGATCAATTAAATTCTACGTTTCAACAATCGTTAAAAGAAGAACAAGAACAATTAACCTGGTTTTTAAGTTAAATGGCTAATAGATATAAAAATGTAAAAGTAGATTTAACTACCACTGACGCTACCACACTGTATACAGTGCCGGCAGAAACAGTATCTGTAGTAAAATCTTTTATAGTCTCTAATGATGATGCAAGCAACGCGTGTGAAATTACCGTAACCTTAACTAATGCTGCTGGCGCAGTATTTAGTTTATTTAAACAAAAAGATGTAGCTGCTAAGACTACAACAGAATTATTAACTCAACCCTTGATAGTAGATGAAAGTGAGATTATTAAAGTACAAGCAGAGAATGCTAATGACTTACATGTTATACTATCATTTTTAGAAATAAGCAGGGACTAAGGAGGTCTTATGGCAACATTTAAAGAACCAGGATCAGTAGGCTATTTATACGAAGGTGACGTTAAAGTTGCTCAAGTTAAAGTTGATGCTGAAGTCTTATTAAAAAACACTGTAACGGGCCAAGAATATGAGTCAGATGACCACGGTAAAGCTGATGTAGAAGACCCAAACACGGCTACCGCA